AGATTAGTTAATTGAGGATGCTTGATGATTGTTTTAGAATCCATTTCAGAATTAGTGGCGTTAGGGTTTGCTTTTTGGGAATAAGTCATTACATATAAGATGTAAGTGGATGTAAAGTCTTAGTAGTGTATTCACACTTGTAACCAACTTTCTCATACAAGTGCTTAGGGTTTCTTGCATACCATAAACCGATATGCTCACCTGATAGAACCAAATACATTGTTTCCTTCATTAAGAACTCCGTTGGTGATGTACTTATTATAGTGGCATCATAACCACTACGCAATGATGGGTGGACAGTTATCTAACTGTCATTGTTCCCACCATAGTGCATTGAAATGTGCTATGTTTAAATATTCATCATCGTGCCATCTTTCTATATCTTCAGGGGTTGTTCCATCAGGGCAGAAAATAAACTCTTCACAGAAATACTCTGCACTAATGCCACCAAGACGATCACACGCCTGAAGAACCTCATCACAATCATCAGCAGTCATACCCATTTCATCAACTAAGAAGTCAATGTCTGCAAAGATTTGATTAGAAGAAGTGTTCATGATGCTAAATCCCATAGTTGTTCAAATGCTTCAATCCATCTTACCTGTTCAATGGTAAGTTCAGATTTGTCCTGTTCATCAGCAGAAATATAGGGTAAACCCTGCTCTGTGACGTAGTTTTCATAAACCTCAACTAAGAGGTCTATTGAATCAAATACCATAGTGTCCTCCTTTGTTTACTCTTATATTATAATGGTAGCAATGCCTTACTGCCACTCTTTTGGGACACTTTACGAACTGGCACATCAAGTGTTTCCATTATAATCTGCTTAGGTAGCATATTCCAGCAATAGTAACTGCTACTGAATGTGATCTTATTATTATCCCTACCATCAGGACTAATAAACTTCATACGCTTATCAAACATAAGCAACTGTAAATCCCTATCTTTAAACAATTTTGCGGGTGCTGAATCATTTAACCACGTATTTGTCATTATTAATGCAAACGGTTTATTAAACGATAATGCACGTTCAAAATACTTTCTTTTATTAGTAAATGGTGGATTAGATACCATCACGTCCCACTCATACGGTTCATACTCAAAGAAATCTCTTCCAGTACCAATATGAGAGTATGTAACCTCATTCTGCTTTTCTATTTGCTTTACAAACTCACTCTCTGAAGTATCAAAAGGACACCATACAATAGCATCTTTTGGAATATACTTAAGGATAGGTTTTACACCATAATCAGGGGTGTAACATTCATCGTTACTACCACCTGAGTACATAAGTTCTTTAGAATCCATAATTAACCGATAATACAAGTACCAACAGATTGAATCTCTCTCTTAGATATTGTAACACCAATTCTAGGATCTTTGGCATTACCTGATCTTTTCTTAGGATATTGTTTCTTTGCTTTTGGTAATACAATATTTAAAACATCCTCACACCTTAATCTCCATACTTCCTTCACTATAGATCCATCATAACGTGCATAGTAATGGTTCTTATACTTACCTATCTTATCCTCAATCAAGTATCTCTCTTGCTCCTCCCACGTATCCTGAACACTAATACCATTATAGGTTGCATTGATACTCTTAGCAATGGTAGATTTGTACTCACATCCACCATCCTCATCAAATGCGTCCGCACCTGAATAATCATCAGCAATCTTATGACCTAAGATCCCTGCCATATGAATCTCTCTTGACCTTGCATAAGAGAATGGATCACCCCATCCTTGAACTTCACATAGAGCATATAACTGCTCATATAACGATTGATACTTTTCTTCAGGGGTCATAGCATCCTTTGTTGTGTTATACCCATTATAACCGATTATAAGGGTATTTCACTAGCCCCTGTGACACTTATCAAACTGTCTGTTTCCTCTTGCTTTTAAAGAATGATATTATATCATCAATAGCACCTGTGTTTCTATATCTTACATCAGGGGTGCTTGTTAATATTATTCTACTTGCTATCTCAATAATCAATTCTGAAGATATACCACTATCAAATGAACAAGTACCATCAGGGTTCTTTTTACCCAACTTCTCACATACAGCGTCACCAATTACTTCAAGATAAAACTCATTTAATCTCTCATCCTCCATAATATAATCAATAACATCTTCTACTAAGGTGTCAGCAAGTTTGCTGATAGTTTTTTCAGAGAGTTGGGACATAATAATCAGTTGGATAGTGTAATGTTAGCATATCTGGCAGATTCCTCCACCTTTACTTCGATTTCCTCATATATGTGAGAGAAGTCCCATCCTCGCTTAATATCCTTAGCAATGACTTCTATCTGTTCATCACATATACCTAACTGAAGGTCTGCTATTGCTTCAGTAAGATTGACTGTTAGTGTGACTGGTTCCATTAGCGTTGTTCCACCGACCATAGTGACTTATCTATACATTCTTCACAATGTTGGCACATTAGACCAGACCAACTAAAGTGATAAACTTTAGATACAGATTGACAATGGGGGCAAAGAATATGCTTGCCCCACTTACCTGCCCTAACACTTTTTGTGATAGGTTTGAATGTCATTGTGGTTGTAATCACTTGTTTACCTCAGATAGGAAAGTTTCAACTACTTCTTCACCACATATACGTTTTGCCTCTTCAATTCTATCTTGATAGTTACCAATTCTGGATAATCTAAAGTTAGAATGAATTTGCTCATTCTTTACTCTGTAGTATCCATGATTTTCAAAACATTTTACTACAAGGTCACACATATCTAATAGGTTTGTTTCATCCATACCATCAAAGTATGTAAGTAACTCATTCTGAATATCTTCAGAGAGTTTGTCAATGTTACTAGAGTAACCCATTTGTTTAAATTGAAATTGAACCGTATCAGGATTGTCCCTGATGTGTTTATTATAGTGGTTTCACCTCCACTTTATATGAGATGTGTGACAGTTAATCAACTGACCCAAGATCTCTGGTTTAAGAAATTTGATCTGCTAAACTGCTCACGATCTACAAGTTTATATGTTCCATACTTATTACTCATAACATATCCCTCACCATCTATCTCTTCGTCAAGGTATGCTGTAAACCACGCATCATTAGTACATAATGAAAGTGCATCTTCTTTAATAGATTTAACTAACTGCCATAATCTTAATAGGTTAATATCTACACAATGCACATCAGCAATAACTTCTAACTCATCATCCATTATTATTGGCATATTACCCATCCTTATACATTGATTGATAGTTTGCTTCAATGTACTTGCTTTACTTCTACTAACATAAGAAGGTATTTTTGCCATCTGTTTTGCAAACTTACAATTCTCTCTAATTTCATCTGCAAAATCACCCTTAGCATTACATTGTACGAATAGCACACCATCATAAGTGCTTTCTAATTTGCCCTCTAAAGGCGTTGCAACACTATCATTAAGTGTATTACCTACTTCATACTCAGTATGGGGTGCTACGATGATCTTATGATCTATTCTGTGAGGGAATAGATAACCAACTGTATTGGGTTGATAGTAATCATCACCACCAAATCCAATAAAATCACCCTGATAAATGTTATCTGTTCTTGGAAGATTATCAAAACACGCTTTTAATTTATTCTGTAAATCCTCATTAGGATGATTTCTCTCTATATCCTCATACGACTCATTAATCTTCTTCCTTATCTTATTGAATACACTCTTAGTACCAACAAAGAAATTACCAGTTTCAGGATTAGTTCCCCATACAATAGAAGGTGTACCATCTATCTTAAGAGAGATCTTACTATTAACCTCAGTAAACCAATCCAATACAGTTAAATCACCTGTTAGGATAGAATCTTCAGGATGTTCGATGTGCTTTAGTTGCATTTTTAAAGAAGGTGACGTGGTAATCTATTGTTAAAGTAACTATTATCTAACCAAACTCCCCATTTATCAAACGCATATTTATTATATAGTGTTTTTTCTTCAGAAAATGCCTCTATTTCGTGAGGTTGATTCATATAATCAATATGATGTATGTCTTTACCCTTCCATACAAACTTACCACTTTTCATTTTTAAAGTACCCTTAACCCATTGTCTCAAGTGTACCAACTCATGCAATAGAGTTTTGATATAAGTTTCCTCATCCATATTGGATTGTAACTCAATCTCAAAGTCTCTAGGGTTATGTGATGTTCCTATCCAATCACAATAACCCATAGCATCTTCTCTTATCATACCACGATGATTGATAGTAACATCAATCTGATGACGTGGTAAGAATTTGCTCATAAACCAAGCGGTAACACTTTGACACCTGCGTTTAGAATAACCGTATCCAGAATAATAGATACGACTCTTGTGAACCAATGTAGTGTCCATACGAATG